CCCGAGGGGGGTCCTCCTTTTAACCATAGGAGTAGAGTGTGATGCCTGAAAAGTCGCGAACAACTGAGGCAAATATGCCTACCAAGAGAGCAGGTCGATATGGTACGTTACGTACCATAGAGAACTGGTACCCTTGGTGCGGTCAACCGGATATCGACAGAGTCGATCCGTTGACCCCAGTTGACTGGGAGGATGATACCTACCCAGGGACGTATCTGACACGCTCCGAATGGATCTGCTATACCAATAGTAGATTCAAACGGATGAACGCGTGTCATCATATCGAATCGCGATGTGACGTCAACTCGGATGTTCGTCTTCTTCTCAGTGGCAATCGTGTCATTGAGTACGAGGACGATTCTGACTGTGATTATCCCTATTATAATAGGTATGAAACATCAGTCACTGTCTGGGTCGACGCCGTATTCCATCAGGGATCAAGCCTGGTCACGAGTCAGCTTATAAAAGTTGACCCGTACCTTCTGCTCGATACACCAACTTTTCGAGAGAAAACGTTGGTGTTAGAGCGGATCGCGCTTGATACGATGATCCCAAAGCTCGACGACGGCTGGAGTTTACCTCAAGCCCTAGTTGAGGCTATTGAATTGAAGAAATTGTTTCGCGATGGAGCTGAGCTTTTAGCAAAGCTCCCCGAGAAAACAAAACTTCTCTTCAGTAAGCCTTTAGCTGAGATCTCGGATCACTTCCTAGCCGGCATATTTGGCTGGTTGCCTTTTGTGAGCGATGTCAAAACGTTTATCGACAAATATCAGAATGTTGCAGACGATGTCTTCAACTTCCTGAATAACGCCGATAAACGTCAGACGTTGCACTTTCAGAAGGCGCTCTCTCCGTTGACGTTTAGGGACCAGTCTTGGTTCGACGGGACAGTCTTCTATCACGACATTGATTGTGAAGAAGACTCACCTTGGGATAGTGGGGCAGAGGCTGTTTTCAGCACTCTCTCCTACAAAACCAAGTTAACCCGTCATATACCCAAGATTTCCTACCACGCTACTCTAGAGTTCATGTATTCAATTCCGGGCTTACCGCCTGGACTGAAGCAAGTTCTCGCTGAGCTAGACTATTGGGGCGTTAACCTCTCAATCAGTGATGTTTGGGAGGTCGTACCTTTTAGCTTCGTGGTGGATTGGTTTATAGACGTCGGCTCATGGTTGGAAGGTTTAGATTTAGAAAACCTTCCGGTTCAGGTCAATATACTTGACTACTGCTGGTCTATAAAGTACCAGCTAGTTGAGGAGGAGACTGTAGATGAACTCACAGAGATCACATTAAAGGATCTCTGGGGGAACTACTACAACCCTTCTCACTGGAACCTCACCCCCTCACTCGGGAAGGTGACTCGTGTCACCAACTCTTATTATAGACGGCCCGGAATCCCGGTGCCGTCCGCAGAGCAGTTGCCTAATTGGCAAACCCCTGGAGGGTTGCAATGGGTGATTGGAGCTGCACTTGTCGGAAGCCGCACGAGATGATCACAAGGATGTGAATCTTTCGTGGTAGGCTTCCTAACTAGCTCACTCCAAGTGAGCACGGAGGCACGCTATATGTTGCCAGATCCATTTGATCTGGACACTATCGTAGCAAGTGGTTCGGCTGTACAACAGCCTTACACACTCGCAGCACTCACGGGACAAGCCGCTGTTCGCAAAGATTTAACTGCGAGCGACGGTGAGCCCAAAGTGCTCAAAATTTCCCATACAACTGTTGGGAAAGGCGCTAGTGTCCGGGACCGACATCTTGTACGCTTGGAAGCGTACGTTGTCGAGGATTCAGTAGAGGATCAGTCGAAACCGATTGCCCTCTACGCAGTGGCAGATATTCCGCGCAACGGTGTTACCGAAGCGCAGTTGTCTGACCTCTGGGAACAATTCACCGGTCTATTCCTCGGAGGAAGTGGTGAGGTCACCTATGATGGTGATCAAACTGTCTTCTTCGATCGATGGATCGGCGGTGAATCCTAGAGATAGATTCACCTAATGAAATGTTCCAATCTCTTAGAAAGTCTGGCGACGTTTATGCGTGCTGGAGGAGACCGCATGAAGCGGAAACCTGAAAAGCCCGTGGAGAGTCGGTTTTATACCGATCTCCTCGTCCGAGTTCTAAGGGATCAGGCTGCACTCTGCAACCTCAGGTCCTCCGATCTTGAACAGGACATTAGTACTATTCAGGATCGAGTCTCGGTCGAAGGGCTGAGTTTTCTTACGAAAACTCTTCCAACGCTCGGTAAGTGCTTAGACAAAGCACTTAGCAGCGATTGCCCGCTCCCTACGGGACACGCCTTCAAACTTAGTCGGCGTGCACCATACCTCCCAGTTTTCCTGAGAGGTTTCTGGAAGCTCGTCTTCGATCAAGACGGGTCGGTTGCAGTGCTAGAAGCCGGAAGCAAGAAATTGTTCCGGCAAATAGCAGCAGTCAGAGCCGTAAGACAGATTTGTTATCTGTTTTACAAGCTGGACGGAGTATGCGATGAGAAGGCCAACCAGGCAGTTATCGACGCATTCGTCGAAACTGACCGGAGTTTGCCGGAGGAGACAGAAGAGGTTCCTCTGTCCCCTGAGGCGTGTAGGGCTGTTGACAACGCCCGAAGCCTTATCTGTTACGCTCTCAAGAGGTTTGATCCTCTTGAGATCCGCCCAGGACACGGCCCAGGAGCGGTCGCCACAGGTGAGAAGCCTTGGAACAAAATGAAGTTCCGTCGCTTCTATGTCAAACTTGATGAGTTGTACTCTTATCCAGAGTACTTCTTCTTCAATATGACACACTTATGTGACGATCTGGAGGTGTTGGAAGCACTTGAAGAAGTGCACACCGCAACGGCGAAAGTCGTTTTGGTGCCAAAAGACTCCAGGGGCCCTCGACTAATTAGTATGGAACCATTGGAACTCCAGTGGATCCAACAGGGTGTTATGAGGGAGCTTGTTCGAGAAATCGAACACCCAAACAACATCACTGCTGGTTTCGTGAATTTCGCGGACCAGACTATCAATCGAGAGCTCGCTCGTGACAATTCTTTCTACGGCGATCACGTGACCGTCGATATGAAAGAAGCGTCTGACCGAGTCTCCCTCTGGCTAACGCGGCTCCTCTTTCCAGAGCATGTCTTCAATTGTTTGAAAGCATGTAGGTCCGAGGAAACCGTGTTACCAGATGGACACAGTTTGCGCCTTAGGAAGTTTGCGCCGATGGGTTCAGCATGTTGCTTTCCCGTCGAAGCGCTCACATTCTGGGCGCTTGCTGTTGGCTCTGTCATAGACTCAATTCCCTGGAGATTAGAACATGGTGTTCTGGATCCCTGGGGAGTCTGGGTCTATGGTGACGACATGGTGGTCCATAAGGATCACTTTCCTGTCATACGGCCTATCTTCGAAGAGCTTCATTTGAAGTTCAATGAAGACAAGTGCTGCACGGGAAGATTCTTCCGAGAATCTTGTGGGTTGGATGCCTTCGCGTTTGAAGACGTCTCGCCCCTCCGTGTTAAAGCACGATGGCCGAAAGGCAAGTTGTCGCCAGCGGCCTCCCAATCGTACGTTGCCTATACTAATAGGCTACGGCGGTTGGGCTGTCTGGGATCTTCAACATGGTTGAAGAACCAGATAGAGCAGAAGTTAGGTCCACTCCCTCTAACCAATGACACGCAGAATGATCATTTTGCGTTTCAAAGGGAAGATATGGAGGACACCGAGATAGAGCAATACCTCCTGTCAACGTTTAAGAGCCGATGGAATAAACGGCTCCAGCGTTGGGAGGTAAAACTCAATACTCCCGGTCCCGTGTATTTAAACACGGGGGATCCTAACTGGTCCGAGTTACTCCGGCTCCATTCATCGGCAGGGTCTCCAAACCTGCCTGTGTTCTTGGAAGCCGGCACTTACCTCGGACCGTGCCGCTATGCAGTTCCGCATCTGCTCAAAATGCGGGCAACCTGGGTAGCTGTTAATCAGTTACTCAAGCGCGCATAGCGCTATCCCAGAGCAAGG